GGTCTCGATGTCGGCTGCGAAGCCACCAGCGGCATACGTGCCGGGGCCAGTGATAGAGCCACGGACCTCTGATCCGCCTGCTACCTGATCGCCGAGCTTGCGGCCTTTCAATACTGTGATCGCCATGATCAGTACTCCTGTGAAGATAAAGGATCACGCGCCCCCCACACAGAGGAGAGTGACAGTGTCACCGCGTGATCGTGTTGGGTGTGTTATCAGGTCGCGAGGTTGATGATCGCGCCGAAGTTTCTGGGGTTCGCACAGACGAGCTGACAGTAGGACTTCAGGAAGAGAGCCTTCGAATCCTTACCAGTCTCGACCTGCTCGATGCCGACTGGAACGCCCTCGTGAAGCACTTCCTGGTCGGGATCGACGGGCATAGTGTCCTGGGGGGTGTGGTCCAAAAAGTGGAGGCTGAGATCGTCAAGGTTGCAAAACCAGATCTCGTCTGTGGTTGCCGACTGGCTGAGCGAGGGGATGATGTAGATCGGCAGGTCGACGAGGCCGTCAACGTAGCGCGGCTCCACGCTGGTTCCACCCATGCCACCAGGTGTGTAGCGGATGTTGGAGGAGTAGAGCGCGGTGAACTTGGGCCACTGGGTGGAGGACATCCAGATCTCGGAGTTGGGTCCAATGCCGTTGTTGTCGTAGAGGAGCTTGGCGATCGTCTCGAGGTTGGAGGAAGCCAGGCTTGCGCTAGACGCGTCGTCGATGCGAGCTTGCCAGTAAGAGGAGGTCGACTGGTTGATGCCCGCGTAGGTGTTCGAGGTGCTCATGAACGCCTTCACACCGGTGATCACTTTGGAAGAGTTCGCGGTGCCGTCGCCGGACAGGTCTTTCTCAATCTGGCTGATCAGGGCCTTGAGCTTGGCTTGGAACTCGAAGTTGAGGGCGTTGACGTTGCCGCGTGCTGCTGCACGGGCGACGCGCACGAGGTTGTCGAACTCCATGCTAATGCCGTAGCGCTTCCAGGGGAGTGAAGCGGTGGCGAATGAGGGAGCCACGCTGCTGGGGTAGGAGTCGGATCCGCCGTAGCTGGATGCGGTGAACGCGGTAGTGTGAACACCCCACTCTTTTGCGTAACGGTCGCTGATGTCGTTGCTGCCGATCACGACGCGGCCCTTTGCGGCGAGCCTGCCCATGATCGAGTTCTCGGGGATGAGCTGGTTGCCTGGTCCGTACTCGGTGAACGCCTTCGCGATCACGGCGCCGTATTTGTCCAGCAGGATCGCAGACAGATCGGTGAATGTCGTTGTGGCCATGTTGGGCCTCCTGTAGGTTGCGTCCTGCTGTCAGGACAGTTAGAAACGCACGCCACGCACCGCTCGAGCGAACGCCGCTTCAGCGCTCTTCCAGTCGGTCGGCTGTGTCGTGCCGGGTGAGTTCATGTCAGTTCGTTTGACCGGTGGCGCCGGTGCTTTGGCCTCGTCGGCCTTGGCCGAGATCTTGCCGGCCTTCATGAGCGCTGTGTAGATCTTTGCCTGGGCGATCATGTCGTCGCCAGCAATTGCTTCAACCAGTGCGCGATCGTCGTCGCCCAGCGTGTCCAGGTCGGCAGTGATTCGGGCCTTTAGCGCCTCCTCGGCTGGGTGTGGCTCGCTCGCTGGCTCGGCTGTTTCGACGGGTGCGGGCTCGGGTTGCGCTGGTTGGAGTCGTTCGAGTGCTGCTGCAACTGCTGCTGTGATTCGTGCGTCCAGATCCTCGGGTGTTGCATCGGTTGCTTCAATGGCTTCGGGCTGCTGGGCCTTCGTGGCCTGCTCGATGGCTTGCTCGATCGGTGTGGCTTCGACTGCGGAAGCCTCGGTGGCTTCGGGTGCTGCGGGTGCCTCGATGGCTGGGGACTGTTCCATCTATGCTCTCCTTTTAAGGGCTCGGGTGAGTGCGTCAGCCTGCACCGCTCGGAGCGTTCGCAGGTCGCGTGGTGATACGCCAAACCAGGGCGCGATCGTTTGGTTCCATCTTGCTTTCTGCTGGCTGGGTGCGTCAGCGAATCGGATCACGACAGTGACACCATTCTCGTTGGCGTTCAGCTCTTGGGTAAGTGAGCCCAGCATCCTGCCTGAGTAGGTAAGATCGCGGTTGTCGACCTGTCGGCCTGTCTTCGCTCGCTTGCGCCGGTAGCCTGGGGAGTAGGGCGGCATCTTCTGGTCGTAGACGCCGAGTCCTTTGGCTACTCGCTGTCGCAGGTTCACGATCTGGGCCTGGCCGATCGCCTTCCCTACCTCGAGCGTGACGAAGCTGAGGCGAGTGTCAACGATTTGCTTAAGTTTGCTGCTGAGTGCCATCAACGCCTCCCTGACGCTGCGCCGGTGGCGGCTGCGCTATAATCGCTCGCGGTGGCCAAAGTAAGCCCTTGTTCACGCACGATCGACTCGTTCACGGGGATCAGGCTGTGGCGACAGTTGTAGCCGCCACAATACACAGTAGGGTTCAGCCCTTGGGCGTTTGGTGTGTTGGCCAATGCTGACTCTTCCACGACGAGCCCAGCCAGTGCGGCACAGTAAGGCCTTGCGGCTGCATCGTCTGGCCCTGCGTACAGGTACAGGATTGCGCCTGACTCGGTGACAAGTTGCGCGGCCTGTTTCGACACTTGGCGTTGTATGCCAGCCAGCCCAGTGTTTACCAAAGTGTTGATCTGGGGCACAGGGAGCAGCGCTGAGAGCGCCTTCTTCGAGATCTGGCCTGTCTGGTACAGCCTCAGTCCTGTGCGTAGGTTGGGTTCTGCTAGGCCAGCCAAGTGAGCGAGTGACTGTTGGGCAAACGACTGACCCACGAGCACAGCCCGTCGACTGAGCGAGCCAGTCAGAGCATCGTCAATCTGGTAGGCTGAGCCAAACGCGGCCAACGTCTGATCGGCGGCTTGTTTCAACGTCCGGGTGGCGGCTGTGTAGATACCGCCAGCGCGGAACGCTTCCACAAGAGACGCTCCACTGATCAGCGCTTCAAGCACTGCCGAGACGCGTCGGCCAGATAGGGCGAACGCGCCGGTTGTCAAAATCCTGTCGAGGACGCCGGGTGAGATCATACGCCCTCCTCAAAGTCAAGCGGGATCTCGAAGCTCGGCTGAGCTGCCGACTCCTCGAGGATCTCGAGCTCAATTTGTTCAATCTGCTGCTCGCTGCGGTCCGTCATTCGAAGCGCTTCGGAGCGGCTGACAATGCCAGCGCTGTACTGCTGGGTAGCCAAGTTGGACAGCTCCGCTGGATCGCGTCCGGGTCCGAGCTCGGGATACGTGATTTGTAAAGAGCCATCGGGGATGGCTGGGCCACCTTCGAGCGGTACAGTCACGGCAGCAACGCGCCACATCTCACGCTCCCACAGTCGCCAAAGCTGGCGTTGCTGCTCCCACTGTTCTTGAAGCCCGTAGAGTTTTAGCTTCAAGGCGTAGCCCGATTGAGCCTGCTCGGTGCCGCGCGCAACTTCTGGTTTGATCCCGTACAGTTGGAGGATCGACTCAACCTTCGTGAGCAGTGCATCCAGGTAGGCTGTGAGGTTGGCTTGCATGTCGAGGACTTGGGCTGACGCCGTTGGGCCTGACAGGAGAAGCGTGGAGCTCGGATCGCTCGCCAGCTTTGCTGTCTTTGAGCGGTCAGCGCCCTCGGTGCGGATCGCAAGTTGTTTAAACGACTGCAAGTGTCTGAGATGGTGCCAGTCGGTCATCGCGACGCCGAGCTGTAGCGTGGCCTGGTGAAGTCCCTCGGCTTCGTGCCAGTGCCAAAACGTCGCGCTCGGGTACTGAGCGTGCGAGCAGATGTAGGGGATCACGCCGTAAGGGTTGGCCCGCTCCTCGTTCGGTGTGCGGATTGTCCAGTCGCGGTTCAGTTCGTAGTGCTCGTCCCGCGTCCACACTGTGAACCCGATAACGTCACCCCGGCTGTTCGTGTCGCTGATCACGACGGCCTTGAGCTTCAGCCTGTCAAGCTGATCGGGCACCGCCAGGAACCTGTCAGCAGGGACCACGTCGAGGAGGAGGCGGTCGCCAGCCCAGAACGGACGCACAAGCGCCTCGCCTTGGTAAAACGTCAGTTTGCAAGCGAGGTCGAGAGCGAGATCCACTTCGGCCATCGGGGCTAGAAGTGTGTCGCCGATCATGCGGTGAACTGGGCGACTGTAGATTGCTGCAATCGTGTCAGTGGCCCAGCGGAGAATGTTCATCGACGTGTCGGCACGGCTCAGCAGCTTGTCAGCGTTCTGCGGCAAGAATTGCTTCAACACCTCGTCGCGGAGTTGCTCGTACCAGTCGTGCTGATACACCTCACGCCTGGCGAGACACTTCGTGCGCCTCTTGCGTGAGTAGCCCCACTCCTTGCGAATGTAATCCAGATCCAGTGGCATCAGAACACCTCGATCCCTCTGCCCACTGGGGCGATTAGATGGTTGACGCCGTAGCGCAGACAATCCAGGACGTGGTCGAGCTCGCCGTCCTTTCGGTAAGTACGGCCTTCCCGCTTCTCGTCCTTCTCAGCCCGAGCAAACGCCCGGACGATGCCGCGAGGACTGGCTGACTTCTCAGCGAGGTGCGAGTCAATGTAGAGTTTGGGCAAGCCCTCCACAGGACGGAGAAGAGCTCTCAGATGTTCAGTGCCGACACCGACAGAGCGCATGACAGGATCGTGACTGTATTCGACACGAAAGCCCGCGCCCTCGAGCACCTCCACGTCGCGACGTCCCGTCTGTATGTCTCTGTTTGCCCCGGCTGGGTCAATGTAGGCGACACCAGGAAGCCAACCACGGCGCTGTAGGTCGTATCGGATCTCCCAGGCGAGCTGGTAGGTGGGGCAGTCGTTTGGCAGGAATTCGCCGACGATGTGAATACACTCGGTGTTGTCCGTGTGTATCGGACATCGGCTGTCACGGTTGAACCCTTGCAGGTAGACAACAGCGGGCCTCCTGACGCCGAGGTCGATCGCGAGATCCACAGTGGCGTTCGTGCCTGGCGTCAGGTTTTGGCAACAGTGGATCGCGGTGTCGAACTCGGGGAAGACCTGTCCTTCACCAA